AGATCATCTCGCTAACACCATTTATAATAGCGTTATTGGTAGGACTTCCGTTGTATCTGTCTATTAGGTATTGAAAGTAATTGTTATCTTCTCCATACTCGATGAAGTCTTTACCTCTTACCTCTTTTACTACAGGAGAGGTATAGGTGCTTAAATTTACAATACTTAAATCTGATTTATTTTTCATACAATTATATAATCGTTGTCGTGCTTATCGTCTCCACTAGGCTCTGTGTACTCATCTTTATTGACTGTGTAATAATCATTGTTTGCTTGATTAATAAGTTGATTAGCACAAAATATTTTGTCTTTATAAATAACACTTAAACCCTCTTTTATAGTTAGATCATAAAATCTTCCATCTACTAACACAGGACTTAAAGCCTTAGATATTACTAAATAGTTTTTATCTGTAGAGGCACTTACGCTTGAATACGTTGTTGAGGTGTTTGTTGAATCGTCTCTTAATATCATAGTAACACTTGAAGCATAATTTCTTGGTATTACTTTTATAGTTTGAGCTGATGCAGTTGGTGTTAAGTGTATCATACTTATATAACGTACAAACTTTGAATTTTGTGTATAAAAAAAGGGAGGCATAAACCTCCCAATTTTGTAGGGTAAAGACTCGAACTTTACTTGCTAACCAATTACTAAGAATAGTGAGCACTATATTCCGTTTATTGTTGTTTTCACATATACTAATAAATTAATTACTTTTATTAATAGAAGCCAATTAGCTGTGCTACCTATTACACTAACCCTATAACGTAATACCTGATAAAGATATTAGATAATCTATGCTATCACTATCTTTTTCTGCAAACAGTAAAACATCTCCGTATATAATTCTACCTGCCAATGCACTTGCATATACGTTTGGCGCATAACTCCATCCACTCTCGTTTATATACATATAATCATTAGTATTTGGAATGTTTACTCTTGCTATGTCGCCTTTGACTGCTTTTTGATATTCTTGTAATGTACTTACTTTATAATCAAATAAAGTATTATTGTTTGATTTAATTAAAATTGTTTTGAAAATATTTAAGTTTTAAAATTAATAATAGTACAAACTAAATAAATATACACGAAATAAAATTTCGCATAAAAAAAGGGAGTCCGAAAACTCCCCTTTAAAACAAAAACTAATTTAAAAATTATGAAAACTCTAAGTTTACTCTAATATACAAAATTAATTTTAATTAGGTGTTATTTGTGCGCCTTGAGTTGCACCTGTAACAACTGTTGATACTGTAAAGTCTGGTGCAGCCATTTCTGTTGCAACAAACGTCAACGAGTAACCATTCAAGTCACCCATTGCTGCTCCATTAGAAAAAGTACCAGATGTTAGTTCACAACCATTAATTTTACCCATCAAGTAATAAGAACTACCTGCTGATCCACTATAAGCCTCTACCCAAATATGAGGACGAGCTACAGCAAGAAGTCTAATTTCTTCTTGAGTGTGTCTGTCTTGGAAAGGAAAGTTTAAAGTTAATGTGCTTTCGTAAAATGTCGTACCATTTTCTCTTGAGCTAGTAACAGTAGTTTCCATTGTTGAATTACCTTTTAAATCAAATTGAAATAAAGTAGGACTTCCTGCAATAGATGCTATTTCAAAATCAGTAATGGTAATTGCTCCTAAAGTTCCGAAATCTGTAAAGTAAACTGACTTTAAGCCACCTACTCCTGATTTACAAGGTACTTTTCTACCTTTTGTTAATGTACAAGCCATATTTTCTAAGTATTAAAAAAGGGTAGGCAGAATACTACCCACCCCTTTATATGTTAATTTAATTTATTTTATTAGTCGTAAAGAACTACGTCAGCACCTACACCGATTTGTACACCTGCTGTATATCTCATTACTACTCTTACGTTTTGACTTCCGTCTATATCTGACATATCGATAACTTTTACTTCGTTTCTGTCATTCAATAAACCTGTTCCAAAGAATAAGTTACTTGCTCTACCTGCGATAGCACAGTTGTCTCTAAGTCCTGATGATGGGTAAATATTGATACCATCAAAAGATAAAGCTCCACCTGAATACCATAGGTTACCTTTATTCTCTACACCATTTGCTCCGATACCTGCAACACCTGCTGTAGCACCTGATCCACTAGTTACACTAGCAAACCCACCTAAAGCTCTTACATAAGCCTTGAAGATGTTTTGTGATACATAAATATATAAATCATCTGCTCCGTAAACTCCACTAGGAATAGCGTCAACTATTTTACCCATTTCTGTGATTACGTTTGCAGAAGTAACTGTAGTTCCTGTAACATCGTTTACAGTTCCATCAGCTAAAGCTAAAGCTCTAAAGCCATCGAAGTTACCTTCTCCTGCTGCACCATCCCAGATAGAAGTTTCAGTTGCACTTGCAACCTCTGCTGCTACTCTTGCGATAACAAAGTCAGAAAATAATGGTGGTAAATTGTCAAAAGCAGAAAAACCCATTTGAGCAGCTTCCCAGTCAGAGTGTAATTCTTTCTTACAAATCTGTAGGTTAACTTGTAACTCAGTTGGAGTTAATACTTTTTCAGTAAGTGTAAGTCCTGATGTTGTAGCATCAAAATCACAATCTGCTGATCTTACTAAACTTGAGAAAGCTCCTACTTTCATAGCAGCTTTGTACTTTACGTTTGGTAGAATAGAAATAGCAGCATCATCTAAAGTTTTTGCTGTCAATAAAGATGCAGCAATGTATTTACCTGCAAACTCTCCTGCATAACTACTACCTGTAATTGTTGGATTTGGCATTTTTTAAATTTTAATTGGTTAATTTTTTCATTACTCTATCTAAAGCAGTTTCTTTTCTATTTTGTCCGAATCTTACTTTAAATTCTTGTTTTGCTTCTGGATTGTGAGAGATAGGCTCTACAGCAGGAGTTTTGCTAAGTTCTTCTTTAACTTGCTCCTCTACTTCAGCCATTTCTTCTTTTTTATCCTTTAGCTCGTTAATCATACCTTTGATTTCTTCAACGGCTGATTCAAATTCTTCTTTTGATACATAAGCCATTTCTTCTTCAGCTTCTACTTCTTCTTCTTCCTGTGCTTTAATCTCTCCGATGATTCCCTCTTCGCTTACTACAAGCATTTGTCCATCTTCCATAAGATATTCGCCTACAGGTACTGCTACTCTTTCATCTTCAGTAACAATAAAGATTTCGTTTCCTGCTTCAAAAGCCTCAGCTTCTAAAATTGTACCATTTTCAAGTGTAGCCTGTGCTAACTTGACTTCCTCTTGAGTTTCTTCTACTTGCTCAAGTTTTGTTTCCTCTACTTGCTCAGTTTTTTCTTCTCCTAAGAAAGTTTTGATTTTGTTTAAGATTTCTGTTGATTTCATATTATTATAACGTGTTAAAATTTATATTTGCATTTTTACCCTATTCTATCTTGTCTTTGCTCAAGATCATCTATAAGTTTTTCTAATTCTTCAAATTGTTGCTTATATCTATCTAATTCAGGGCTACTATCTATTCCTAAATCTTGTAATGCATTTTCTGCTTCATCTATTGCACCCTCTGCTTCTGTTAAAGCATCACTCATATCAAATCTTCTAATGTCTCTTGCTTTAGTCATAGCTTCTTGTGCTATATCTAATTGTTCTTCAACAAATTCTTCCATACCAAAACCTCTGCCTAAGGCTTCCTCTATATCATCCATTAATGACAATTCTACTTTGTGTGTTGCAAAATCTTCTTTTAGTTTTGTTTTGCTAATTTCGACTATTTTAGCCATTGCTTTTTTACTCATAACTTTATATTTTACCGATTCCTTGATTTATTATATTACCCTTACAGCACTTTACTGAATAGGTTTCATCTTTACATAAACAACCTCTACGTCCTCCTCTTGGACTTGTCTTGCTTGGTGTTTCAAATTTTTTCATCTACCTTGTCCTCTATATTTTTTTTTATATCCTGTTTGTCCTACACTCGCATTTTTGCTGTGAGGGTGTGATTTTCTTTTTGGTTTAACGTATGTTCTTATTACGTTTCTTGCCATTACTTAATAGGTACACAATTAGGTACTTTTTTACCGTTCTTCATTTTCATTCCGTACTGCTCATATCCTGGTTGACAAGGTGCTTTTAAATTATGCTCCTCACAAGGCATATACCAAGTCTTACCCTCAAAGTCGTGTGTGTGGTATTTATCACATCCTATATCTTTTGCTGCTTGTATTGCTAATTCTTTTGTCGAGTATGCTAATCTATCATCTATTATAGCTAGATCATCACTTACAATCATACTAGCTAATTCTATCTCACCTAATTCTTTTAGTTTAGATTCACTCCATCTTAAACCTGCTTTACCACCCCAGAGTAAATAAGAAATAGTACCACACGCTTTAGAATCTCCCTCATCGTAGTATTCCTCTGCTCTACTTAAATAAGAGTACATTCTTTTTATTGTTTCTTTTGAGATTGGTTTTCCTTGTGCAAGTTGTTTAGCTCGTATCTTGCCTACTTGTGTAGCACACTTATTGTTTACTTTCTCGTTTAGTTCTATGCCTCTTTTAGCGTTGTTCTTTACTCCGTCTGGATAATCACTATACGCTTCTAGTTCTCGTCTCTTACCACCTTTTAAACGCTTGTCCTCTCTAACGATTGATCTTATTACAGATAACATTTCTTCTGCTTCTTCTTCTTCAAAGTCGTTTATTGGCTCTTTAGGGCGTTCCATCTTGTCAGCAAAGTAACCCTCTATACTAAACCCTTTAACCTTACCAGTCTTTACAAAGTTATTCCATATATCCTCGTTGTTTACCTTTACTGCACCCATCCAAGTACCAACAGGTACATTTAATCCATACTTACGAGATTTGTCGTGTACCTCATCTTCTACTAGCCAAGATTCTACTAATGTTAATCCGTTGATCGTGTGTTGGTGTTCTAATGTAGCTTTTGACTGATTACCATTCATTAAGTAAAGCTGAGAGGCTTTAGCTACTGTATCTTTAGAGAAATATATGTAATACTCCTCATCACCTTTTTTACGATAGATAGGTTTATTAGGAATCAATAAAGCACCCATAAGAATACGTTTTTCTTTGTCTACTTCAGCAAGTTTTATTTCCTCGCTTTTTAGTGCTATAAAATCTTCTTCTATTGCAGGGTTTTCTACTACAGATATAGCTTCTATTCCTGTCAATTCATCATCTCCTAAAATAAGTTCAACGATTCTCATATATGTATAACGTATTAAATTATTTTTTTGTTTATCCTAAACTTGCACTTGTTACAATATTTCTGTCTAACTCTTGTGCTGTACTTACATCACCACTTACAACAAAAGCTCTAGGTGGTGGTTGATTACCTAATAAATCTGCTAATTGATTTGTGCCACTTGCTCCTACTGTATCAAATTGTGGAGGTATTGAGGTTGTTGTTGCAGGAACTGGCACACTAGTATCTCCACCTGTATCTCTTGCACCTATACCGGCAGGTGGCTTAGGTGATTTAGTTGCTGTAATGTTTTTAACATTAGCGATACCTGCTGCAATAACAGCTGCTGCACCAATAAAACCAAATATACCACCTTGTGCTAGTGCCTTGTTAGCACCTGCAAAAGTATCTTGTATTGCTTGTACTACTGCAATGGCTTTTCCAAACTTAGAGTTCTTACCTACTATTGTTGCTAGGTTTCCTAAAGTTTCTTTTGTTTGGTTTTCTTTTGCTTTACCTAAATCTTTTTCTAGTTTAGTTTGGCTTCTTGCACTTTGTGCTAAAAATGTATCTAATTCATTCTGAGCATCTTGTTGTGCTTGTGTACCCTCCTCAAACGATGCAACTTTTAATTTCAACCTTTCTTGCTCAATGCCTCTTTCAATCTCAAGGTTTTCAATCATTTTTTGTATTCTCCTAACTTCATTTTCTTCCATCTCGGCATTAAAGTTTCTTTCTTCATTTTGTATAATTGCTTTTGCTTCTGCGCTTGACAATTCTAAATCTAGCTTTTCTTTTTCTAAAGCAACAGAATTAGATTTTTGTTCTGACAAAAAACCCTCTATCTGTGCCTCGACTGCTTTCTTTTCATTTTTTGCTGATTGTAGTGCCAAGAAATCTTCTTCTTTACCAGACAAATCAAATTGTGCTTGTGCTTGTTGAATCATCAAGTCAACGTTTTCAAGCATTTTTTCTTTTTGATCTTCAAGTGTCTTTTTTAATTCATCATTAGCTTTTATTCTATCATCTATGTTTTTTAAATCATTATCTCTTATTTGTCTTTGTTGTTCTGCTTGTCTGTCAAATTCCTCTATCAATCCTTGATTTTCAATTCTAGCTCTTTCAGCAGACTTCCTTAGTTGTACATTAGCCTTTACATTTTCTGCTATTGACTTAATGCTTATTTTTCCAACACCCTCTACAACTTGGCTTCCTGCACTTCCAACTTCCTCAACAGCTTCTCCAAAATTCTCAACAATATTTTTTAAACCCTCTGCACCTGTATCTAAAGTTTCTCCTATGTCTTGTCTTGTCTGTTTTATTGATTCGTTAAGTCTATCTATAGTTTCTGTGTCTCCACTTCCAAAAAATGATTCTTCCCAAGCTAATTGAGCTTCTTGTAACCCTAGTTTAATACCACTCCAAACCAATTTAAAAGGTGTTAAAACTACATCTAATATTCCACCCATTACTTTTCCTAAAGCATCAAAACCATCTGTAGTAGAAGTAACATTGTTAAATACATCAACTAATACAGCAGATATTTCTACAAATACTTGATTTATAGTTCCTATGACAACTTTAAATGTATCAGCTACCTGTTGGTTACTTTCTATTGCACCTTTTAATAACTCAAATGCTTTTTGCACTAAAAATATAACTCCTCCTGCTTTACCTATTTCGCCTAACGCTTTACCAAAACTTCTAGAACTCTTTTCAGCTTTCTTTTGAGTTTGTTCATTAGCTTTTAATTCTTTTTTTACTGATTCAAGTTCTAGTTTTAATTCTTTGACTTGTTTGATAGCTTTTTCTGCTGTCAATTTTATTTCTGCCTCTACTATTGTTGCCATAAATCTCTTTTAAAATTTTTATACACTTCTTTTACGCTTTCAGGAAATTTGTACTTACCCTTAGCTATTTTTATGTTTTCTGTTTCGCCTTTTGCATAAGGCAATAAATCTAATATGTTTTTTATCACGTTAGTACACTATTTGTATAGGCAACCTTTTTTACTATTAATTCTAGTTGTGATTTGCCTGTTGTTAAATCTGTTTGTATTGAGTTGATGTAATACTCTTGTCCATCTACTACGATGATGTCATTTACTCCATAGTTTAAAACAAAACTTACAGGTAAATTAGCAGATACCTTTATAATTCTACCATTTTGATTATAGGTTTGTACAACATATTGCTGATAGAATCTACTAAACAAACTATTAGCATTTATGTCTTTGTTAAATTCATCATACTCTGCTCCAAAATTTAATGTGTGGTTTTCATCACTTGATACGTTTGATGGTGCATTATAACTTGTAAAATTTGATGAGGTTACTGTATTACTACTTGAATCTACAACCCTATTAAAAAACAAGTAAGGTTTTCCTAAGGTTGTTTTACTATCTGCATCTACCCACCAAGCCTCAACGTTATTTGTTAAAGCTCCTGAATTATCTCGTAAATTTATAAGTACACTTCTTTCAAAAGGCACATCTATACTAAATGCTTGTCCATCATATTTTTCTGGTGATGAATAATTTAAATCTCCAAACACTTGTGCATAATCATTTATAAATCTTAAACTTGTTTGAGTTACAGGTGGTGAATATTTAAAGTTTATTTGATTGTATGGAACTGGACGATCTATTGTGCTTTGATTGATGTCTATGTATTCTGTTATATCTCTTGAAGTTCCTATAGTCATAAAGTCATCAAAAGTTTGTACAAATATTGTACTTGTGCCTCTTTTACTATAAGCAACTAAATTAAACATCTTAAACAATCCTGTCAGAAAATCTATAACTTTCATTTTAGGCAAGTAATCTTGTATAAAAAGCATATAATCAAACTGAAAAGCATTGTTAGCGTAGAAATGTTGTGTTGTAACTCCGTTAACAGTTTTATCTATTTCTAAACCAAAATTTAATAAAGTCGTTTGTGCTGAAAAACTTATAAGTTGACTTGTGTTGTTGTTAAATCTTATCTCTGGATCAAAAACCCTAGAAGATAAATTACCACTTGTTAAATTTTCAAACCTCACCACCATTACACTTGCAGTTGTAATTCTTTCTTGTACTCCTAATAATTCGTTTGTTGTTTTATCTTTTGAAACTATCTCTATAGGAACATTAGCTGAACTTGCTACAAACCTAAACCTTAATGTATAAGACTCTCCCTCGTTGATTGTGAGTTTACCTCCTGATAAAACATCTGTTCCTCCTCCTGATATTATAGTGTAATCACTTAGAGTTTTTTTAACCCCTAAAGAATTATAGTTTATACCAAAAGATTGAGCTGAGTTGTTTAAATCGTTGTGTGGTGCTTTTTGTCTATGCAACCAAAGATATAACTCATCAAATACATCACTACCAAAAAAAGTTTTCAAACTACCATCATCTGACATATTAAAAGTTAAGTCGTATTGTGTTTGTATTGCTTCAATAATTCTTTTAACCTTTATTGCAGGTTTTAATTCTTTTTTCAAATTGCTAAACAGTACGTTGTCTAACCTATTTATGCTTGGTGTGTCATAAGAGTAATAGTTTTGAAGGGTAATTAAAGGGACTACAATATTTCTATTTGCTATACTTGTAGCATTTGATCCTGTACTTTGTAAACCTGTTTTAAAAGCATTTGAAACATCCCCTGTTACTGAGTCGCTTTTTATATCATAAGTAGATAAACCATTTAAACTACTTAAATCCTCATCTCCAAAAAGTTCTTTAAGACTATTAGGCTCACCAAAAAATACTACTTTGTAAGTATGTGGATGATTCTCTTTCATACCTACACCATTCAACCTTAACTTACCAGATTTAAAGGGAACGTGGTTTATTTCAATTCTTGCATCTACTGTAAACCTTGCATCAAAACCATCTTGTATATCAAAGTTGTAATAGTGTTTGAATAGTTTGTTGTTCGTTGAAGATGCAGGTAAATTAAACTGCTTTGAGAAAGGTGTAAAGACTTTACTTATGTCCGAAACATTTTGTATTGAATCTGTGATACTAATGCTTTCATCTTGGAATAAATCAACTCGAGTATCTTGTATATATAGTTGTACCTCACGCCTCATACTACATTATTGATAATATCGTTAGCATCTTCTACTTCTAAAGTATATTGGATTAATTTATCGTTGACTGATGTCTTTTTTAATAGAGAGCTTGTTGCTACTGTAACAGGATGCCATCTTGAACTAACATATATCCATACATACTCACTTAACATTATATCTTCTATAACTGCATTGTATGCTTCAATTAAATAATTAGTGTTTAAGGTAAAACGTTTTCTACCTGTTTTGTTGAATGTTTTTGTTTGATGACTTTTTGCATCATAGGTAGATGTCGATTGTACAAATATGTTTCTTTTAAATGTTTCGCTTTTTGTGTTTACGTTTTCTACTGACTTTAAGAAAAAGTAAAAATCCTGAGGTGTGCCATTCTTATTTATAAACCTCATTTGTATAGGTGTGTATTTAGCACTACATATTCTTTCAATAGTCCAAGTGTAGTTTCCAGATGTTGCAGCTTTACTTGTATCACTTGTGCCTATAGCTACTCTTGTTGCAGTACCTGAATTCATATCCCAAGCAAACCCTGCTGTATTGTCTGGTAAATATATTACTTGAGTATTACCTGTGTTTGTTAATTCGTAGTCATCAGGATCAAAGTCTTCATTTACACCATCCCAGAACTCTGAATAACCGAAAAAGCCTGTGTGTGTTACTGCACCCTGAGCTGTGCTAGTACCTCCACCATCTACAGCCGTAAAAGTAGTAACAACATAAGATATAGCAACAGTATCAAAAGTAGCACCTGTACTACCACCATAATCATCTATATAATAATCTTTAGCTAAAGTAGAAATCTCAAATACTGTTCTATTGCTTACTGCATTTTTAAGTATCGTATAACGTAAAGTACCATCGATTGTTAATGCCAATTGAGCAGACAAATGACTTGCTGTTGTGATTGTAACAAAGTAAGGACTCCTTAATAGTATATTAGCCATTATTCAAATATTATGTTTTCTAAATCTGTTACAAACTTTTCTTGTAACTCTTTAGGTAGTTTTTTTACACCTTGTTGAAATGGTATAGTAAAAAACATACTAGGTTTTATACCAGATAGATAAATACTTCTTACAATCATATAGCGCAAACTTTTTCTTGTAATAAATCTACCTTTCTTATCTCTACCTTTTATGTTTCTTTTTCTTATCCAATTTGTTATGCCTTTTCTTAATCCTCCACCTTTACCACTACCGAATGTAAAAGGACTATTTGGTGCTTGTTGTTGCCCATACCTTTTTGATCCTTTAGGTAGTCTGTTAGGGTTTGCTCCTTTAACCCCTTGATCTACAAACTTGCCATAATCTTCCATAAAAAACTTAACACCTACTACATTTCCTTTTTGATAAGGCAAATATTCTAAACTGTTATATAATTCTTTAGAAACATTCTTTTTGCTTTTAGAAAGTCTTGTCCTAGCTTGTTGTATAACAAACTTACCAAAGTTATTAAGATGATTTCTTGTTTCTTTTAACTGCATACGTTTATATCATTTTCTATTAATACATTAAACGTACAAGCTACTCCTGCCATTCTGTTTTCAAACCTTTCATAAAAGAACTCACAAGAAGCATCACCCTCTAATTGATATTTGTCTTGGTATAATGTTCCTTTGCTTAACAATCCTACTAATTTGTTAGCTACTGCTAATTGTGTGTTTAGTATGTCTTGCTCGTTGTTGTTGCCTCTAAATATGTCTGTTGTTTCTTCTTTAGATTCGTCTACTATATCCATACACATAATAGTAATGTTAAAGTTGAGGACTTGTTCTTGTATTGCTACAGAGTTTACTATGATATGAGATAAAGGAAAGATAGTTTGCTTAGATAAATCAATGTCAAATATATCACCTGTAGTTACTGTGTTGACATTCTCATCTGTTAAGAGATTAGTCTTAATAGTTTGTGTTATTTGATAATATCCTCTTACTCCTTGATTGCTCATTTTCTCATTTTACTTTTAATTTGTTTTGCTTCTGTATCTGCTTTGTCTTTCATAAAACTTAAAGCATAAAGACAGGTGTGTATGTTTAGTTTAGTGATATTTTCAAATCGTGTAATATCTCCTTGAGAGAGTCCGAAAAGTGATTGATACCACCCCCATTTTCTTCCAAAATTTGCTGTTGCAGTAAGGCTATCTCCTCCTCCTCCAAAGAGTTCATCATAGCTTGAGACAAGTCCATCCCTAAATGATAAAAAAAAATAATAGAACTTAATACTGCATCCATAGGCATAGATTTCATTAGTTCGGTTTCTTCTCCTTTGTAATCTTCTATTAAATACTTGTTCTCGTATTTCTGTTTGATAGGACGATATAAAACACTCATAGCTCTATGTAAGTTTTCCATATCTCCTATGTAAGTGTCAAGATCTATATACTCACCAAAGCTCATATCTTCTAGTTTAGGTATAAAGCCATATTTAATTTTTCCTATTTTAAATTCTTTTACCAAGTCAGGCTTTTCATTAAACATATTAGTAAGAATAGTTGTTATGTCTTTGATGCTTTTAGCTTTCATTGCTAGTATTGTGTCGCCTCTTAGTCCACAAAATATTTCTATCATTTTCATAGCTAAGAAGTTCTCATCATCGTTTTCAGATTGTATCTTTAGATACTTTTGATATTGCCCTAAGGTTATCTCACTTAGAGTGTCTGGAATATATACCTCTACTTTCATATATATATAACGTAGAAATAAAAAGTTTTAGAAACTATCTAATTGCGTATTGTCCTCTATTAGGATTCTTTAGTTGCATCATTAAAGCATATCGAGCTGCATCAATACAATCAGGGTGTGTACCTGTAGGTTTTTGTAGATTGTTTCCCTCTTTGTCTTTATCCCATACATAACCTTGTAGTTCTCTAATAAGATTCTTAGAACTTGATGTTATATAGATTTCGTTTTGGTTGATTAGGTTAAT